GGTGGTGTCTCAGGGCACAACCGTGCTATAATTACTAGGTAATCAACAGGAGAGCAATGCCCCGCAAATCTGAAGTCACCACTGATCAACTGGTTTCTAATCTGACAACCAACTATGGTGCTGAGGTTAATGCTGCAATGGTGCAGCAAGCATGTGGAGAATTGGGCATCAATTATGCCACTGGTAGTAAGCGTTTAGAGCAATATAAAGTTGGTCGTGGTAAATGGAATCTGACTGTAGCAGAGCGTTTGGAGAAAACCTTGAATGATACCGATCAGGAATATCAGTGCCTTGTTCCTGAAAAAGATGCTAATTATGTCCCGTTCGGGAATTTCTCTGATGTGAAGAAAATCATTCAGTCTCGTCGTTTTTACCCTACTTTCGTCACTGGTCTGTCTGGTAACGGTAAAACTTTCTCTGTTGAGCAAGCATGTGCTCAACTAAATAGGGAGATGATTCGCGTTAACATTACCATTGAGACTGACGAGGATGATCTTATTGGTGGGTTTCGTCTTGTTGATGGCGAAACTGTCTGGCATAATGGACCCGTCGTGGAGGCTCTGGAAAGGGGAGCAGTGCTGCTTCTAGATGAGATTGACCTTGCCTCTAATAAAATC